GGCTGCGCCTCGCACACCGCCCAGATCGCCGCCAGCGCAAACGATGCGCGTGCCGAGGTCGGCGCGGCGCGTGGTCACATCGAGGCCGCTATGGGCAGCCTCGACCGGATCGAGCAGGCTGCGGCGCGGGTCCATGAACAGGTCGGATACGTCTCCGACGACGAGCCAGCGTTCGTATCGGCGCTGAAATACGGCAGCATCATCGCAGGCGCTGCCGCCATCATTGCCATCGTGTACCTCATCAGGACGAAGACATGAACCTCGAAGCCTGGCAGCTCACGGTCTGGATGGCAGCATTGCTCGCGCTCATGTTCGCGGCTGGCTGCACGTTCGGCTACACGTTCTCTCGCAACAAGTTCCGGAGGGTCTCCCATGCTCATTCTCGCAAGCGTTGAATCGTTCCTCGGCTCCCTGTTCTTCGGCCTCATGCTCGGCGCCATCGGCGTCGTGGCTGGGTTCCTGTACTGCCGGAAGAGCAAGTGATTACCGGACTGTGCTGCTGCACGGCGGAAGAGAACTGGGCAACGGAATGCCCAGGAACGCTGCCGAGCCCGTTGGCTGGATGCGCTGCTCCAAAGTGGCGCGTCTGGTGCTATGTCTACGGGATGCAGGGGGTTCAATACGGCACGGGGCAGGTCCTCGACGTAAGCGACGGCGGATGCCTTGACTGCTTCAAGGGCTCGTGTGGGCTGACCGCTCTGCACCAAGGAATGGTCGACTTTGCCGATCCGTATGCCGAGGGCGAGTGTTGGACAAGCCAGCTGCTTGCCGAGGCGTGCGCGAAGTTCGACGCTGGCAAGGCCGTAACTCCGACGAGCAACGGGTCCCACGTCATCGAGTGGGTAAACGATTACAGCGGCGCAAACATCACGCTTGACGACCAAAACGACTGCGTCACAATCCTAGACGTCTTGCGCTGTCGTCCATTCGCGGGCTGTCCTGGATCAACGCAGCAGGGTTTGTTTTGCGAGGTCATCGTCGAGTTCCGCTTCAGTCACGACATCACCGCATGGAGCTTGAATCCAGGGGCAAACGGCGAGTGTGAATGGACGCCGTACACGATCACCGTGAACCAAGTATGGACCGGGACCTATCAGCGACGGATGCTGGTGGGCGAGTATTACGCTGTCGGCGTGTATCGGCTGGTGCGCGTCGTGGCTCCGATCGCAGGATGGATTTACCCAGGAAACGACATTCGGATCTGCACGACGACGAACTGCGCGCCGGTGCAGTTCCCGATCGACTATTGCGCGGCAAACTACGCTAGTAGCGTGAACTACCAAGGAGTCGGATTCCCGTGGACGCCACCGTCGACGATCAACGTCATGCGCCTGTGCTGAGGCGCATTCGCTACTCCCACCAGGGCGAACAGCGCGAACGCTGTTTCGCAATCGTGAACGGAGAACCAGAGCCGGTGACGTGCAGGCAGCTGCCCGGCCTGGGCGACGTCGTCGCCGGCGCGACCACGGCGGCGGGTGTCACGCCCTGCGGTGGGTGCCTGCGCCGGAAGCAGGCGATGAACCGCCTGACTCCTGGGTGGGTGAAGCAGATGCTTCATCTCGTCAGCAGAGCGATAAGCCGTTTCTGGCGAAACGATCCGCAGGGATGATTCCCTGGATTGTGGCATCCTGACGACCGAGCGCGGTTACCTCAAAAACTGCCGCGTAGTGTCGGCTGATGGCTGTCAACAAGAGCGTCCGGGACGCCCTCCGTCGCATGGACCAGATGCGCACGTCGTGGTGGATTTGCAGGCGCGACACCGACCCGCCGGAGGTGTGGCACATTCGCAGAAACCCCTACAGCGAGGAATGGGATTGGCGCGTAAAGGCTGGTTCCAATAAGCGCCAAGCAGAGCGGCGCATAACCGCTGTACGAGAGGAATTGAAAAAGCAGGGAAAGTTGCGCGACATACGGTCAATTGTCGATAAGATGCGCACGCGCGGGGCCTGATGGGTACGAGCTGGCGTCGGGACGTCCCGACCCCAGTTTTACATAACACACAATAACTGAGGCGTTATTGCGTGTTACTCGGACCTAGATGGCTCCCATAACACGGAGTGCGTCTAAATGTCAAGTCATGGAGAGTGTTCGGTCCCGGACTACGAGTCCATCGCGTCCCGGATCCGCAAGCCGATGGGCGCGGCGCTGCGCCAGCTCGCGGAAGAAGAGCAGCGCAGCGTCTCCAACATCATCGCAATCCTGCTGAGCGAGGCGCTCCAGGCGCGCGGCGCTGGTCGCTTCGACACCCGCTGCGCCAAGCGCGGCCGCAAGGCGAAGGTGGCGAGCGATGCCTGAACCAAAGTCGAGAGTCCGAACGGACAAGCGCGTCATGGTGGGCGTGGATCGCATCACCGCGCAGCTGCTCGATGCGCTCGCGCGCTACGACGGCTCAAGCAAAGTTCACGTCGTTCGCCAGCTGGTGCGCGCTGCCGCACGACAGCACTACGGCACCGTCGAGGCTGCCCTGATGGAGGTGCGGAATGGTTGAGCTCATCTGCATCGGCATCGGCATCGCCGCCGCCTGGGTGATGGTGGCCCTGATGGAACCCGACCACGAAGCCTGCCGGCCGGCGGGGGAGGTGCGCGATGAGTGACCGCCTCTTTACCGCGAAGCAGATGGCCCGGCTGATGGAGGTGAACGTCTGCACCGTGCTGTACCTGGCGCGGGCTGGGCGCATACCCAGCGTGCGCCTGACGCCGCGCCTGATCCGATTCGACCCCGCCGCCGTGTTCACGGCGCTCCGGACGGGTCCGATCGTCCCTGGCCGCCCCCAGCGCGTGGGAGGTCGTGCGTGACCATCCGCGACGAGACGTACTACCGCGCCCTGGCGGCCGCTCTCCAGCGAGAAGTCGATCACCTGACCCGCACGGAAGAGCTGGCGAAGGCGACCATGCAGCTGCTCCTAGCAAGGCTCGAGGAAGCACTTGCTTCCTCCGACCGTGACCCGGAGGCGCTCAGGCGCGCCCGGAATCTCACGGAGGCGATGCTGGCGACCCTGAACAACACCGAAGGCAAGCGACGCTAGGAGGGCGGCATGGTGAAGAAGGAAGACAAGCCGCTCGCCTACGACGCGGCGCAGGGATTCGTCCTAGACGCTGTTCACGCCCCGTACCGGTGGGACGTCGACCAGCAGGCATGGTTCATTCGGTCGCCGATCTCGGGCGTCTGGGAGCGCGATGGGCTGAACATGGTCGAGGCGCACATTCTGAAGGCCGCCAATCAGGCGAACCCGCAGGACACCGGTGCCTGGGCCCGTTACTTCAGGTGGGTCGCCCAGAGCGACAGCAGGCTCGTCGTGCGCTCCTCGGAATGGGATTCGCACCTGTACGCGTTCGGGGCACCGACCGGCTGCTTCGAGCTCATCGAGGGGTGCGCCCTGGAGCCGTGGCTGGACGTCAAGGTGACCAAGATGGTCGGGGCTGGCCCTGGTGGCCCGTCCGAACGCTGGGAGGCGTTCCTGCTCGAGGCGTGCGGCGGCGATACCGAGGTCGTCGCGTTCCTGAAGCGCTGGGCTGGCTACGCCCTGAGCGGCCTCACCGTGGAGCATTGCATCCTGTTCGTGCACGGCCCGGGCGGCAACGGAAAGAGCGTTTTCGTGGACAGCCTGCGCCACGCCTGGGGCGCGTATGCACGGACGCTGCCGATGGACGCCCTGATGGAGGCCAAGAACGACCGGCACCCAGCCGAGATCGCCATGCTGCGTGGAGCGCGCCTGGCGATCGCCAACGAAACGCAGGAGGGCCGGCGCTGGGACGACGCGAAGCTGAAGCAGCTGACCGGCGGCGATGTCGTCGTCGCCCGCCACATGAGGCAAGATTGGTTCGAGTTCAAGCCCTGCTTTAAGCTGCTGGTCGTGGGCAACCACGCGCCCCAGATCGCCACGGTCGACGACGCGATGCGCCGCCGGCTGTACATGGTGCCGTTCGTGAACAAGCCGGCCAAGCCAGACAGGGGCCTCGCGGCTGCCCTACAGGGCGAGGCCGGCGGCATCCTGCGCTGGGCGATGGAAGGCTTCGCGGAGTACGCCCGGGTGGGGCTCCAGCCGCCCGAGAAGGTCCTGAAGGCCACGCAGGCCTACCTGGACGAGCAGGACACCGTGGGCGGCTGGCTGGCCGACGCGTGCGTCGTGGGCTCCGGCTGGGCCTCCAGCAAGGACATCTATGCGTCCTGGGCGCGCTGGTGCGGCGAGAACGGCATCCACCCGAAGTCCATGCGGCGGCTGGCCGGCGACCTGGCCCGTCGAGGGGTCGTGCCAGAGCGCACGGCCACCGCCCGTGGCTTCAAGGGCATCACGATCGTGACGCGTGGTGACGCTTTGATGACACATAGCGAGGACGACGGATGGACCGATTTGTAACTGGAAAGCGTGCGTGTATGACGCGTATGACACTAGTGACGCTTTCGCTGAAGTACGCGCACACGCGCACGCACGCGCATGGAGGCTCACATGGGAGATAGCGTCACAAAGCGTCATGCGTCACAAGGAGGGCTACCTGATGAAGTTTTGGAAACCGCCGCACGAACGGCGCGCCTCGAGTCCGCATGGGAAGCGACCGTCCTATGGCGGCACCTGGAGCCGGCTAAGCCGGACCATCCGGGAGAACAACCCGCTCTGCCAGGAGTGTCGCAGCGCGCCGAGCACGGAGGTCCATCACGTTGTGCCCGTGGTGGCCGACGCAAGGCTGAAGCTGGACCCCAGGAACCTTTTAGCGGTGTGCCGACCGTGCCACGAACGCCTCGAGGCGCTCGTCGCGCGAAATCGGACCCCCCCGGGCACCCCCGGGGGGGGGTGACGGGGGATAGGGCACCGCCTGTTGGGTCCGCCGAAACGCACCCATCGGCGGGGGGAGGGGGTACCGAAAGCGCATACCTCGCCCGCAGCGACGCGTGGGCGGCGGCCGTCGTCGCCGGTGAGGTCGTCGCGCCCAGGCGCATCGCCGAGGCGTGCCGGCGCTACCTGGAGGAGCGGCAGGGGGTGCCTGGGATCGTCTGGGATGCGACCGAGCTGGACGGCTGCTGCCTCCGAGCCAAGCTCATGGGGCTCGAGCTCCTCGAGTGGCAGATCCACGCCCTGGCGGTCCTGCTGGCCCGCCGGCGGCCTGACGGCGCGCCGGCCACGCGCTACGCGCTCTGGGTTGTCGCTCGCTCGGCGGGCAAGACGGCCCTGGTGACGCACCTGATGGAGTACTTCCTGTCTGAGGGCAAGGACACCGAGCTCTACGCCGTCGCCACGAAGCAGGAGAAGGCGAACATCATCCACACTCGCCTCGAGAAGCTGCACGGCGGGGAGGACCGTTGGCGTTTCAGCGGCGGCGGCGCGTCTTCGAATATCGCTGTCGTGAGGCACAAGAAGTCGACGCTCACGGCGATGCCGTGCACGGACAAGGCAATGGACGGCATCACCCCGCGCCTGGTCGTCGCCGACGAGGCCGCCCGCATGGAGGCGGCGATTCTGCGCGGAATGTCGAGCGTCACGAAGACCGCCACGGGCCAGATGCTGATGATTACGACGCCGGACGTCAATCAGAAGTCACGCGAGCTCTGGCCATACTGGCACCGGTGCGAACAGGCGCTCGACCAGGGGAGCCCGATGCCGGACGGCTGGTGGGCGCTGCTCTGGGGCATGGACGCGGCGGACGACCCAGAGAGTGAAGTCGCGGTCCTCAAGGCGAACCCGTCGCTCGGAAAGTGGAAGAGCGTCGAGATTGCCATGACGGCCGTGCGTGACGCCATCGCCACGGGCGACCCGAAGGCACGCGAGGAGGCATTCACGCAAGAACTAGCGACCTTCACGGACGACATCGCAGGCGCGGTCCCGCTCGAGCTGCTAGACCGGATCAGCGTGGAGGAGAACTGGGATCTCCTTGCCGGCGCGCCCGCTGTCGTCGCCATCGACTTCGCGCAGGGGGGGCATTTCAATCGCTCCCAATGCGACCTCACCAGCCTCGCGCTCGCAGTCTGGGACGGCCAGCGCGTGCACACTCGAGGCTGGCATTGGTGGGCAGGCACGGACATCGGCGAGAACGAACGGCGGACCCGCCAGCCGCTCAGCCGGTGGGCGGCCGACGGTCATCTGACCATGTGCGGCGGGCCGACGCTGGACTTCGACCTGGTGGAGGCGCGCCTGGTGGACATCGCGCGCACATTCAAGATCCTCGCCTTCATTGCCGACCCGGTCGGCAAGGCGACCGCCTGGGCCGCGAAGATGGAGCGCGACCACGGGTGGGTCTGGCACAAGGCCCGCCAGGACTATATGTTCATGGGCGGCGGCTTCAGCATCTGGGACAACTGGATCCGCAGCGAGCGCATCGTGAACAAGCCCGACCCCGTGCTGCGCGCGTGCCTCGCGTCGACGAAACTGATGCCGAACACGAACGGCACGCTCTGGATGCCGAGCAAGGCAAAGAGCGGCAGCAACATCGACGCAGTAACCGCGCAGATCATGGCCT